AAATAATAAAAGACATAGAGCTGATATTTATATTCCAGAAAAGAATTATGTTATTGAAATACAACACTCACATATTGACCCTGATAAAATTAAAGAAAGAGAAATATTTTATAAAAATATAATATGGATTATTGATGGAACATCTGAAATTAATATTGAAAAGCTATGTGATAAATGTAATAAAATTTCAGACTTGTGTGATAAATGTTTACTGAGTATAAAAAAAGATAAAGTTAAAACATCAGAAGTTGAATTTGAAGGCAAAAATTTTTATATTTTATCGATGTCAAAAAAATTCTTTCTAAATATGAAAGAAGAAGTATTTATACATTGCGATGGATTTATTTGTAAATTTGTTGCAAAATTAAAAGGAAATAATATATTATGTGAAAAAATAGAATTCAAAAAGCTATTCAATAAATACTTTTTAATCAATGATACTGATAAAATAATAGAAAATTTAAATAAGTTATATTATAAAACATTAATTAGTCATAATCAAAATTTAAAAGTTGATTATGTAATAACTGATAGTTTGATAATTAATTCAGATAAATCAATTAACTTTACTGATTTTGGTTTTGAGTTTATGAACGGACAATGGGTTTTCACATATATTAAGGAAAATGATATTCCTTTCATATTAAAAGAAAGAAAGTGTTATAATTGTAATAAGAGTAATGAAGTATGTAATCAAATGGTAGAATTAAATACTAAATTATGTTTTCAATGTAATAAGAATAGTTTCTTTGAAATAAATAATTGTGAAACCTGTAAAAGGAAGGTTTGTAATAAAGAAATTAATACTATTGAAGACTTAATTAATCAAGTTAAAAAATTAAAAAGTCAAAAAAATCTATGTGAATCGTGTTATTCAAAATCAATAACTTGTTCTTATTGTAAAAAATTTAAATCAAATGATGTATGCGAATACTGTAATAATTTTACAATAAGATGGTGTCGAATGTTAAAAACAGAAGGACAGCATTCAAAAGAATATGCTCACATTAAAATAAAGGATATAATTGTAACTATTAATTACAATGAAAATAGTCATTATGAACCAAAAGAAGGTAATATAAATATTTATTATGTAGACCATAATTTAATTGATATAATCAAATATAAAAATAAAGATATATATAGGACTCTATTACATTTTAATAAAGGTGATATAATTGATACTTTAGATAATCATTTATTTAGAGTGGAAGACAAACATTCAGATTATACAATATTAAAAACAATTAAAATAGTAAATTTTTTAGAAGAGTTAGATATTAAAAATGATAGATTAGATAGAGATAATTTAAATTTGGAATATAATTATTTTGATTTTGATGAAGAATATTCAATATTTAATGATGATACTAAATTCTTATTTTATAAAATTAATTTTACTCATTCTGATAGATTAGAATTTTATATTGTATCAAAAAAATTAAGTGATTCATCAAATAAAAATAGAAAAGTCTTTGATAAATTTATGGAGTTTTATGAGAAACATAGAAATACGGAAAATGACCATATTCAAATATTAGTTGGTAAAGATAAAGGAACTAAAGTAATTGATTTAAATTTGAAAGAAGCAAAAACATATTTACGTGAAAATAATAAAGTAGCTAATGATGATGCGTTGGTTTACCAAAATAAAAACGAGATTCGAAGTATATTTTTTAATTAGATAGATAATTTCATTTTAATATCTTTTAATAATGATATAACTTCTTTCATATCAGTAGATATTTCATTCTTATTTCTTTTTTTAATTGCATTGTCAATATCTATTTTTCTCAATCCTGTTAATTTAATAATATCTTCTATTGATTTTTTATCTTCTAAAAAGAATTTGGCTGCTAATTTTCTTATTTCAGATTTAATTCCACCTTCAGTTCGTTGGTGTTCAATAGCGATATCTGTTATTGATTTTTTATTTTGAATAGATGTTAGAAGTTTATGAATTTCATCATCTTTCCATTTCATTCCGACTCTTACTAAATGTTCTTGATTATTCATTAAAATAAATATAATTTAATGAATAAGTTAATAAATCAATTTTTTAAACACTCTCTATCTTTATTTTATCAAATCCATATTTTTTCATAAATTCATTCATATTCATTGTGCCCATTGTTGAATTACAAGACCTACAAATAGGTTTTAAATTATCTAATTTAACTTTACCTCCATTCTTTTCACTTACAATATGACCACAATCAAAATTATTTCTACTAATTACTTCTAGTTTACAACAATAACAATTACCTTGTATAACATTTGGAAAATTTAAACTCCATACAGTATTTTTAACTGATGTTGGAATTTTTTCTTTCTTATTTTTCTTTATTTCTATAACTATTTCACTAGTTTCTTCTTTTTTAATTGTTTTTTCTGTATTAAAATTTTGTATGTCTTCCTTAATTTTTATTAAGTTATTGTTAATTTTATTTAATTCATCTTGAGTTAGAAAATTTGGACAATTTATTCCTGTTTCAATTTCTCTTTTCCGATGGAGTAACATATTATATGTAAGATTCCCTTTCATATAAAATGAATTAATTTCTTTAATAATTTTATTTAATTCATTTAAATCTTCATTATTTTTTCTTCCTAATTCAATTTCTCTTTTTCTATGATATAACAAATTAAAAACTTTATCTCTTTCTTGGTCATTCATTAAAATAAATATAATTTAATGAATAAATTAATAAATCAATTTTTTACTATAGTTTGTTGATATACTCATTGAAAAGAATCATAGCCTCTTCAATTTTTATAACTTTATCTATAGCATATCTATTTATTAAGCCTACAATTAAACATTTATTTTGATCAGACTCATTTAATCTATTTCTATATGATATTGGACAATTTCTGAAAGTTTCATAAATTATATTTTGGTTTTTTTTATAAAAATAAATTTTATTATATTCATCTACAAGATTAATAATGGAAATTGCTTCTTTTTCATTTATATAATTATCCGTCATTTGAATTAATTTATTTATTTTTTCATTTCGTATTTTTTTATTCTGAAAATATTGATTATACTTACCTATGTAATGTTCATTATACATAAGTTTTTCACTTTCTTGATAAAAACATTTATTTCTTAAATCTGGACCAGGAAATCCTGGATAAGTAGCACCCAAAGGAAATGAACGACCTGAATGAAGATTAATTTTTTCCTGTTTTGCCTTTTTTATTTCTGGTATACTATCAATAAAATTATAAAAATCTGTCATATTTTTATCTATTATAATTTTATTAATTTCTTTTATTTTTGGAAAATGATTAGGGTGTTCATTAAAGTATATAGCTCCTGCATCAGGAGAATCTATATTATTTAATATAAAACATATATAATTATATGCATTCACAATTTCACATTTTAAATTTTTATTTTTTATATATTCATTTATAAATTCAAATATTGGAGATCTTTTGAATTCATCTATCTTAGATGCTATCTGGTCTGAAGTTTGCATTAAATAAAATAAATTGCATCTAAATATAATATAAATCAATTTTTCCTTTCCAATCTAATCAATCGTTTATTAAATTGTTGCAAAATATTACTTATTGCTTCTAAACGAGTTACAAGTTCTTGGTCATAAAATCTAGCTAAAGGTACAGCAGATGAATATCTATTGTTAACAATAGCTTTCTTCTTGTCTTTTAATATATTATTAATTATAACAAGATTATCGGCAACAGATGGGTTTTCAATTAATTTAAAAGCATCTGATTCAGATGATTCTTTTTTTATTTTTTCTAGTTCAGCGATTCTTGCTTGTAATTGTTGTATTTCAGTGTCAATTGAATTCATTAAAGTATTAATATAATTTAATGAATAAGTTAATAAATCAATTTTTTAATTTTATAATTAATTCCAGATGTTGTAATTCATTATATAAATTATCATAATTTGAAAGACATATTTCTTTATTTTTTAATCTTAATATTTTAGTATAAATATCAATTATTCGTGGATAACCTTTATTACAAGATAATAATATTATTGCTTGTTTTGTTTTTTGATTAATTCTAATGGTGTATTCAATTAGATTAATATCTATGATACCTTGTAATGATGTTATAAATTTTTGAGATAATGAATATTCAAAAGTGTTCCATTCATTTTTATTATATAAGTTTTTGATATTACTTTCAATACAATCTATAATTTCTGAATAATAATCATCATTATCTTCATAAGTATATTTTATTAAATTGATACCTTCAATCATTGACGGTAATGTAATTTTATAATTTTCATTTAAAATATAAATTATATTATTATTTTCAAATTTTTCTAAAGCATATCCCAATTCAAGCATAACATTAGGATTTGGATATAGATATTCATGTGTGTCAGGTGTTAAATCACATACAAATATATCTGCTTTCTTTATATGATATGTAATTTTATCTAATACTCTTGAATAATTATTTGGATTTATACTAACATCAATTATAGTATATTTTATTTTTTCACTAATTTTTAGATATGTTTCATATGATTGATTATTTTTAGTAGAATGTGAATAAAATACACTCATTATTCTATCTAATAAATAATTTGGTTCATTTTAAATCAATTTTTAAAAATTGAACTATAATCTATTTATTTTATAGATAAATTATACAATGAATATAGTAAAAAATATTAAATTGTATAATGACACTGATGTTTTTATCGGTAATAATAATCTTGAAAGTTTAGGATATGATAGGAATGAAACTTTCACAGATATATTAAAAATTGCAATTGAAAATAAATGTCATATAATTATAAAAAGTGGTAAAGGTAAATGGTATTTAAAAGGAATGAATAAAGATTTCATTTCTTGTAAAAATACTATTGAAAATAATTTAAATAATTATATGTATAAGAAATGTTGGTTGATTGAATATCAATAATTCTTAAAAAAATAAAAATTGAAGAATAGTTTTATTTATTAATAAAAATTATAAATAATGGACTATTTTAACAAAATCCCAAATGAAGCTAGTGAAATTATCTTGAAATTAAAAGATAATTTTACAATAGAAATATTAGAAAACAATACTTTTAAAATTAAGAATAAAGTAATTACTATTAATGATAAAGAAAAAATAAAAGATTACGATTTTTCTTTCTCTGAAATTTTAAATTGTAAAATAAATAATGAAAATGTTGACATTAGAAAATATAAAAAATTAATTACTTATATTTATAATTTAATTAACGATGGTTCTAAAATAATAAAACATACTAGTTTAAATACTAGTACTAAATATATTCAAGATAAAGGATTTACTTATATCAAAAATATAGGTATTAGTTATCAGAATGTAGATGCGGGAAAAGCAATGAAAGAAATTTATAATCAATGTATTATAAACAAGATTAAACTAGATTTAAATATTAAATTAGAAGATAGAATTATATTAAATATTGTTTTATAAATTAATTATCAATACTTTCATTATTTTTCTTACTTGATTTCTTTTTAATAGTTGTAGTAATTTCAGAATTATCAATTTGTATTTCTTTTATATCTGTATTATTTTCAAATGGTTTCATTAAAACTTTAACTTCTTTTTCGTGTTCTTTTTTAGTTGCTTCTAATCTTTCTTTAATTTGGTCAACTTCATTGAATAATTTTTCAAAATTGTATTTTTTCATAGTTGATGAGGTTGGAACTTTAATTTTAAAATTATAAAAAGTTTCTTGATTTAATCCTTTTTGATTTGACCCATTTAATGTAAATAAATACTCTTGAGTATTCATTTTAATATAATATCCTATATAATTTTTACTTACAATATTCTTTACTTTCTCATTTATATTCATACACCAACCGTGATGATTTAATAAAAATTGTCCTTTTATAAAAGATATTATTTTATCTGACACACCATCTTTATGAATTACCCAGTCATTTTCATGAGAAAATTTATTAGTATAATTTGAAACTTCTCCTCCTCCAATAATTGGAATATTTCCACTTTCATAATTTTTAACATAAGGTCCTGCTTTTACAATACATAAATCTCCTAATTTATACTCTTCATAATCTACTCCTTTCTTTCCTTCGCTAATCATCTTCTTAATTAGCTCACAAATTTCTTTTTCCTTCTGAGGTATTAATTCAGTATCATCTGAAATTTGTTTGTGAAGTTTTTGAACTTTATCAAGTTGGGATTTTAGTTTGTTTAGGTCTTTGGGGATAGGGATTTGATAATTTGATAAACCATCTTTATTAATATGTCCTAAAGTTGAACCATTAAATAATCTGTAAGTAAAATTATTCCAATTATTTTGAATATAATTAAATATATATTCACTTAGTTTATCATCTTTAGTTGTACAAACTAAATTATCAGCTGAACAACTAAATTTATTATTTAAAAATAAAGAACCTGTACCACCAGTTCCAAAAATTATTTTTAATTGCTCATCTTTAAAATCACATTCATCACATTTTTTTATTTTATCTGATGATGTATAAAACTTAAACTTTCCAGTTTCATTTGCAAAGGAAGCAGCTCTTTTAGATTTTGGTTTAAATTCTAAATAATCTCCTATTTTTTTTAGTTCATATCCTTCAGGACAAAAAGTATCTTCTTTTAAATATTTTTTATAATCCAAACTATAATCAAACCTTTCTATTTCTTCACCTTTTTTATTTTTAATTAACGTTGGTTCATTTAATTCACTATATTTAACTGTTGACTTTAGTTTTTCATAAACTTTAGTAATTTCTCCCTTTGTAGTTAATAATTGATACCATCCTTTATCGTCAATTTCAAAAATATTTTCCTTAGCTTTTTCAACTACTAACTCTGTAAATTTAATTTTCTTTGTCTTTCCATTATTATAAAATATTATAGCAGATGTTTTAGTATTAGTTCCTTCAAATGCAGTTTGTGGAATAGAAACAATATCTGTTACATTAAAATTATCAATTAATACTTTTCTAAGTTCAGAATAACTATTATCAAAAAATACACCTTCTTTTAAAACTGCACAACATAATCCATTTTTTTCTACTAAATCCATTAATAAAATTAAACTACAAGCTTCTTTGTCATTTGCTTTCTTTTCTTCTATATTAAATTTTTTTGCAAATTCATTAATTCTTTTAGAACAAATACTTAACGTAACTTTATGATCATTATCTTCTTTATATTTTTTTGATTCTTCAACTAGACATTTATATTGTTTATTTTCTTTTAATTCATCTGCTCCAAAAATAGTTTTTAAATGATTAATAGTTTCTTTTCTTCTTTTTTCTTTTGCAGATTCATTTAATTTATCACCTCCATAAGGTGGATTTGATATTACACAATCATACTTTTGATAAGATTCTTTATTAGTTGGAAATTCGTGTGAAAAAGAATTAACTCTTTTGTAATTAAAATCATTAATTTTTGGAAGAACATTTGTAATTGCAAACATTTCTAAACCAGTCATATTTACTACATTTTCTTCCATATCAAAATGATAAATATTATCTACATTTTTAGTCCAATCAATTTCTGAAAATTTTTCTCTTAAATGATTAGCATAACCGAGAGTAAAACCACCAGAACCTCCAAAAGGGTCAATCATTGTAGGAATATTATTTTTTTCATCTAATTGAGGATTTATTTTATTTAATAGAAATTCTGTAATATGTCTATCAGTAAAATATGCTCCCATTTCTGATATAGCAGTTTTATCTCTTCCTACAAAATATTCATAAACTTTACCTGAAAGATTTACTTTTCCATCTGTATAACCAACTGGAATTACTTTAATTTTTCCAATTAATTCAATCCAAAACTCTCCTTTTAAATTTTTAGGTATTTCATAGAAAAGAAATCTACCAATATCACTTATTTTTTTATCAGTACTATTTCTTAAATTAGACAATGTGTTTAATATATTTTTATCTATATGAGTAACAATATCATTTTCACTTTTACTTAATAAATTATCAAATTTCAAATCTTCTTTTTGTTGTTTAGATATTTTTAATTCATCCAAAAATGGTTGAATTAATTTTAGACCATAAAAAATACTAAAAATTTTCATTCCAGTTTGACCATATCCAGCTCCATTGTTTCTAATGAAATTATGAATATCGTGAATATGGTCTTTTAAATCTTCCCTATTTGTAAAAAAATCATCTTGTTTGGTTTTAGTTTTCTTTGACATTAGTATATATTAATTAAAATAATATTTTTATAAATCAATTTTTTATCTTCTTATAAATGAATTTCCATTAAATTCATTTTCATAATTGGAAAAATCTTTATATATTTCCTCTGGCATATCTGGTAAATTATATTTATAACATTGTGACAAATAAATCTTTATATCATCAATTTTGTATTTACGACATTTCTCTAACCAAGTTGTTTTATCTTTTGGAAAATTAGTAGTTTCTTTTCCAATAAAATCATAAAAGTCTATCCAAAATGATTTATACTTTTCCCAAGGATTTTTAATCCATTCAAATATAACTGCTTTATTTCTATAATCATCTTTATTTATAACATCATTATCTTTTACATCTTTCTTTAATCTATCAAAATCAATTCTTAATTTATCCTCTTCTGTTAATTCTATTTTTGTTTGTAAAACTGAAGAGAATTTATTTTTAATTTCTTTCCACTCTAATTGTTTACAATTAATCTTAATACAATTTTTACCTATATTTAGTTTAATTTCATTTTTATCAATTTTGACAAGTTCGCATATTTTATAAAAGTTTTCTAATTTATTTTGAACTTGTAAATTACTATCTACATTAGCTAGATTTTGTAATGCTAAATAATAACCAATGATTTTTTCACTTATAGTTTTATCATAGTTACTATCTTTTACAACTCCATCAAAAATAAAGCCTCTATCTTTATTTTTATTTATATGACATTTTCTTAATACTCTTCCAATTGACTGAATAAATATATTTGGAGACCTATCTTTAACTTTATCTAAAAAGATACATCCATCTAATAATGAAATATCAGAACCTTCTCTGTGTTTATTAGCACAAAATAAAATTGATTTTCCATAATACATTCTTCTATTATCATCAGAAGATAACTCATTTTCTGGAATTATTTCTCCTTTATCATTTTTAGGAATATTTTTAAAATATTCATAACCTCCTGTAAAATTTTTATCTGATGTATCAATACCAAATTTGAAATCATTTAAATTTTTTCTTTCTTTGCAACTTTTAGTAAATTTTTTCATCCATTCTTTACATAAAGATATAGTACCACACCAAGCAACAAATTTTTTATTAGGCATTAATACAACATATTCATTTAATAAATCTAAAATAGAACCAACTTCTAAATCAGATATTTTATCATCTGATTTTTCATCATCTGACTTTATTTTATTATATGATTCTATTTGATACCAAAAAAATTCAGGAGGTAAAATTAAATCTTTTGATATTGAATGAATCATATTGTAATCAGTAAGTAAATTTAGTTTTCCTTTTGAATCAGAATAAATTTCTAATAATTTAGGTATTTCATTTTTACTATTCGCTCTAATTGGTGTAGCACTAAATCCAACAATTGGAACTTTATGTGATTTACAATGCAATAAAAAATTATGACATTTTTCACTTGCTGTATTATGACACTCATCATGTATAACCAAATGTAAATTATTATTTTTTAATTTTGTATATTTATCATCAGAAGTTAAGAAAGCTCTATTTATAACTAATAAAGTTGGTTTTTTATTAGTAATTAAAATATCAACCCAATCTTTTTTTTTAATAGTAACTCTATTTACAATATCAAAATCAGTTAAATCACAAATTCCTTTTTCTTTCCATTCTTTTATTTTATTTTTGTTTGGTTTTGAAGTTTTTTCCTCAAACAAAAATAAATCTTTTAATATACTGACTCTTTCTGTAAATAATATTATAATTGGATTTTTTATTTTTCTAAGCATATATCCAATATAATATAAAATTATATATGTTTTTCCACAACCAGTTGCTTGGCAATGAATACCTGTTTGCAATCCATTTTTTTCCAAATGATTTATAGCATCAGTCTGATTATCTCGCCATATATGTTCTTTATTATTATCAAAATTTAATATAGGTTTATCTTCTAATTCTTTCAGCATTTCTGAATTTTCATTATATATTTGAAAGAAAAAATCATTATTCTTTAACCAAGGTAATATTATTTTATTAAATCTAATTAACTTCTTCTTTTTTAAACTATTATCATTTTCAACTATTGGGTTATCTATTTCTTTATCAATATCATAATAATTTATTTTTTCCTGAATCCAAATTCTCATTCTTTCATAATGAAGATTAATAATTTTTTCAAATATAATATAATCTTCTACTAATAAATCTTTTAACGATTCATCACCTTTTTCAAAATATTTTTCTAAAAAACTATTTGAACGATATTTATAATATTCATTATCTGAAATTTTAAAACGTTCTATTTCAGATAATATTTTTTCATTTTCCTCTTTTAACAAAGTTAAAAGAACTTGAATATTTTCATAGTTAACTTCCATTTAATTGAAAATAATAATAGATAGAATTTATTATTATCAATTTTTATTTTTAATAAAATTATTATAATGCCATTTTAAATTTTCCTTAATTTCACTATTTATTTCTAAATTAATTTCTTTATCTTCATATTCTTTAATTTCACCACATTCATCAATATTTTTATTAATTTCTATTTTCAAAGTTTCAGGATTAATTGACCAAAAGAAATCATCAAATGTTCTATGAATAGACTCTTTTAATACTAATCCATTATCCAAATCATAATTTTCATCTTCAGCAAAAGGAATAATATGACAAGCTGTTAATTCTCTAACACATTTATCTCCTGTTACAATACATTTATTATTATATAATTCCATTAATTTATTTCTAAATTCTTGTTGACTTAACCTTTTTCTTGATTCATCGTAAATTTTAATATTATAAATATTCTCCAACAAAAAATTTAAATCAACTGTAAATATATCTTCATTAAGATATTCAAAATCTTTATATTTTTGATAAATAGATAAATCTATTTTACCATTTTCATTTTTATCTAAAAAATCTTCTAATTTTGTCATTATTAATGAATTAATAATTTTTCTTTAAATTAAAATGTATCCTTATTCTTTTTCATCATCCTCTTTACTAATAACTCCCCTTTCCTCTTTACTTAATCTTTCTGTAAAGTCTAACTCATCACCATAACACTTTACTGCATTTATACCCTCCATTCTAAAAATTTCCTCTAATTTTTCCACAGTTACATATTCTGAATCATATATATATCCTCCTCCTCCTGATAATAAATATTCACTCAAATATAATCTTATTTTATTTTGAACCTTGTAACAATCTGCATCAATTTCAAAATAACATATTAAAGGGACTCTATCCGAATATAGAGTTTGATAGATTTTCATTCTAGGTAGAATATGTCTAGTTGAACCAATTTTACAACCAGATTTATTTAGTTTTTTGGAAAATAAACATTTTCCGGATAGATAATAGATAATTTCTTTAGAAGTCATTAGTTTATATTGATTATAAGTTTATGATTGTATAAATCAATTTTTTATATATTATATGAAAAGACTCCTATATTTTAACTACTTTAGCTTTTACAACTTTCTTAACATTTTTCTTTTTTACAATAGGCTCTTCATCTTCTGAATCATCATCTTCTGATTCAACTGGAACTTTTTTAACACTAGGCTTTCTAATAGGTTCCTCTTCAGATTCATCATCTGTTTCAATTTGAACACGTTCGTATTTTTTTTCTTGACCAGCAGCTAAATATATTTCAGGTGTTCGATTTTGTTTTTCTACATATTTAAAAGCTAATTTATTATTTTTAACAGCAGCTAAACAGATTTCGGGTGTTTGTATCTTTACATAGTATAAAGCAGTGCCATCATTTTGAACAGCAGCCAAACAGATTTCAGGTGTTTGTATCTTTACATATTGTAAAGCATTACCATCTTTTTGAACAGCAGCTAGACAGATTTCAGGTGTTTGTATCTTTACATACATTAATTTATAACCATCATTTTGAACAGCAGCTAAACATATTTTAGATGTTTGATTTTTTACATATTGCAAAGCTCTTCCATCGTTTTGAACAGCAGCTAAACATATTTCTGGTTTTTGATTTTTAACAAATATTAAAACATTATAACTATATTTAACAGCAGCTAAACATATTTCAGTTGTTTGATTATCTACATATTGTAATGCTCTTCCGTCGTTTTGAACAGCAGCTAAACATATTTCAGGTGTTTGTTTTTCTACATCTTCTAAAACTCTACCATCTTTTTGAACAGCAGCTAAACATATTTCAGGTGTTTGTATCTTAATATATTTAAAATACTTTATATTTTTTTTTATAACATATAAGCATATTTCAGGTGTTTGATTTTTTACATATTCTATAGCTTTGATGTCTTTTTGAACAGCAGCTAAACATATTTCAGGTGTTTGTATCTTAATATATTGTAAAACTTTCCAACCCTCACTAAAACTATATTTATATAAATCTGGATTTTGAATAACAGCTAAACATATTTCAGGTGTTTGTATCTTAATATATTGTAAAACTTTCCACAAATCATCTAAAACATATTCATATAAATTTGAATTTTGAACAGCAGCTAAACATATTTCATGTGTTTGTTCTTTTACATATTGTAATGCTCTTCCATCATTTTGAACTGCAGTTAAACATATTTCAGGTGTTTGAATTTTAACAAATTTTAAAGCCGTCGCATCATTTTGAACAGCAGTTAAACATATTTCAGGTGTTTGATTTTTTACAAATTCTAAAGCTATTCCATCATTTTTAACAGAAGCTAAACATATTTCAGGTGTTTGATTTTTTACAAATTCTAAAGCTATTCCATCATTTTTAACAGCAGCTAAACATAGTTCGGGTGTTTGATCTTTTACATATTGTAAAGCTATTCCTTTTCTTTTAACAGCAGCTAAACATATTTCAGGTGTTTGAACTTTTACATATTGTAAAGGTATTCCTGTTCTTTTCTTTTTAACAGCAGCTAAACATATTTCATGTGTTTGAATCTTAACATATTGTAAAGCTAATCCATTATTTTTAATAGCAGCTAAACATATTTCAGATGTTTGGTCTTTAATATATTGTAAAGCTAATCCATTTTTTTGAACAGCAGCTAAACATATTTCAGGTGTTTGGTCTTTAACATATTGCAAAGCTAAGCCATTATTGCGAACAGCAACTAAACATATTTCAGGTGTTTGTATCTTAATATATTGTAAAGCTAATCCATAATCTTTAGTGATTGAAAGATAAAAATTATCATTTTTTAATTTTTTTGGCATATAATTTATTATTTCAGTTAAAGATTTATATCTATCAGAATCATTACTTAAGTCATCATCTGAATCAAGAATATCATTGATACTAAAAGATATACTTTTAATTGCTATTAAACATAATTCAGTTGTTAATTCATCTTTAGAAATACTTAAAATATTTCGCCAATTCTTTTTAATTTCATCAATTTTCTTAAAATGATTTTTTTTTATTAGAGTATCATCAAATATTTTTATATCATCGTATAATATACTTTTAACTTTATTGTCAATATTACCAATCATTTTAATTTTTTCAGAAGCTTCTCTAAACTTAAAAAAGTCATTATCGTCAGGTAAAACAATATTACCACTCAATAAATATGAAATATTTTGAATTTTAATATATCTTAAAATAGAAGTTAATGAACAAAATTCAGAACTACGGTAAAATACTTTATTGTTTGCTAAATTTTTTCTTTCTACATTTATTTTTGCTTTCATTGTTTCATTCAAATGAAAAGTTTTATCAATATAAATAGTTTTGCTATTTATTTTCTTGGGACAAAAATTATTAGTTCCTATTTTAATTACCGGTAATTTATTATCAATCGTTATCTTGTGTCTTCTACCATAATAACTATTTTGAAAGTCTTTATTTTTTAATTCTTTTTCTTTTCTAATAAATTCATAGTTATTTATATTATTTAACTTTGGCAAAACAATCTTGAATCCATATGATAAATACTTTAATAGTCTTACATCATATAAAGTATTGTAAAAACTTTCATTAACAACATTAACCATATATTTAAATGCAGTAACAGCTCCTTCAGTAAAATATGTTTTATTCCCATTAAAAATAACTCTACAAGGATAAAAATCAAATCTACTTACTACATCTGCCATTTTAGGATTTTCTAATAAAATGAATTGAAATCTATATTTCATTTTAATTCCTTTCCTATCACCATCTTCAAAATAGTTATTTGTATTTAAATCTTCCATATTATTCTTTGCTAAATCTTCTACTTCTTTTTCAGAATCACGAGTCTTTTTAAATTTTTTGTAAACTTTACCCGTTTCTGGGTCAATGATTGTAAACTTATTATATCTATTCAAACTATTAAAATCATATTCTTTATAATTATTTAATGTAAAGTCTTCTGTGAAAAAATCAGTTGGGTCAGTCATACAAATTACTTCAAATACATTAAATTGATGTTTATACATAAATAGAAACTTCATTTTAGGATTCATTTTTTTAACCTCTTCTAATAATTCTTTCAATAATCTTTTGAAAGTTTCCATATAATTATTTCCAACAAAAAAGAAATCAAAGTCTTTTAATTGTTGTCTTAACAATATAGACCTAGCAAATCCACCTGATAAAACTACACCATCCCAATTAATATTTTTCAAAAAAGGATATCTAGTAAATGCTAAATTATTAAAGTCTTGTTGAGTTGTAATTTCCATACATCTATTATTTATTGCATCTTGTAACACAATATGGTCAATTTTATAATTACTTACTTTAAAATCAACAGTATCCATTTCAATTAATTTAGATTCTGATTCTTTTAATTCGTTAATCATTGATGTATCATAATATAGTTTATCAATAACTACATTTTCAATAGTTTCTACAGCAATCTTCAAATTAAATTTAGGAATACTATTTTCTTCTTTATTCATTTTATTTTTTGGTTTTATAAATGTATAATCTTCAATTGGTATTTGACACTTACATATTGGGCATTTATTAACACTTTGTT